TGGTTTCCAACCAAAGTCTTCTAAGTATTCTCCAATTTGCTTACGAGAACCTAAGTTAAACTCTACTAATTTTTTTCGCATGAAGGGCTCATAATTACCAGATTTAAGTAGCTTCTCATACTCTTCTTTGGTCAAGCCACGCACAGAAAGCTGACCATCTTTTTTAACATAAGGTGTGACTAATTTATCCTCAACCCATTTAGGTTTAAAAGTTTTTTGGACCTCATCCTCTACTTCGGTCATACGAGTTTTAAGTTCAGCTAAAAGCATTGAGGCTTTTTCTACATTAAATAAAAACCCAGTCTTCTCTTGCTCAACCATAACTTTTGCTACTTGATGTTCGAGAGCCATACTCTCAGAAGAGAAATTACGACTTTCTTTATCTAGGTGTTGGAAAACTATCTCATTTAACATAACATCTTGTTGACAATACTTTAGCATTTCTGGATTATAAGAATCGAAGTCGTCAGGTTGTTCTGCTTTGTGATAATTAACACGATAACCCCAAGTTTTTAAACTATGGCCATTCTCACGCACAGGTTGGAATAATCTTGATAGGACAAGAGTATCTATAATTTTACCCTTATAAGTAAAGTTATGTAATTTTTCTAGTGCGGGGAGGTCATACCCTAATATATTATGACCAATCAAAGTATTAGCACTTTGTAAATGTTTTATACCTTCCTGCAACTCATCAGGGCCAAAACTATTTACTGCTTTGGTGTGTATATCTTTGGTAACAATGCACCAAATTTTATTAGGGGTTAAGCCATCTGCCTCAATATCAAAAATTAATTCTTTAGAAGCCGATAGACTCTTCAAAGTCATCGTCAAATGTTTCCTCCTCGGTTATCTCTATGAGCCTACCGGTTTCGGGATTATATTGTAGCGAACAGGCCAATCCTGTATCGCCAGTGTAGCGTGATTTTAATACTCTTACTTTAGTGGTATTTGCTTCTTCAGGGTCAGTCGCTTGTTGATTTCTTTCTAAAGCAATAACACAATCTGAAAGTTGAGCTATACCTTGTGAACCTTTAAGATGGCTCAAAGAAACTGCAATACCTTTTTCATGGCCTCGGTCTCCGGTGGCTCGTCTTAAATGTGAAACTAAAATCATACCAACGTTAGTCTCTTCAACCAAAGAACGCAACCTATTCATCAAAGTATCAATACCTCTTCTTTCATCTCCTTCAGTTAAAACATTTACAAGCATATGAAGATGGTCTACCACTATCCACTTACATTCGCAACCTACTATCATGTATCTAAGCTTTGCAAAAATTTCATCTATATCTGTTGCTCCTAAATGTGAGTGAATAAAAACCCTGTCTTTTTGTATAACCTTATCAAATAAACCTTCCAAATCTTCTTGTGTATAATCTTTACGTTTTTCATTTAAATACAATCTGTCATTAGCCTCAATAGAAATTAAACCATCTGCAGTCCGCAACCAGTTTTCTTCTAAAGCTATGATGCCGACATTATCTTTTGTTTGTTTGATTAGCCAGTGTTCCAGTTCTCTCGTAACACTAGACTTACCTAAGCCTGTGCCACCAGTTAATGTCAGTAACTCGCCTTGTCGCAACCCATATAGTTTTCTATTAAGTCCCTCCCAAGGATAGGCAATACTTTGTTTTTCTTCTCTAACTAACCAATCTTGTTTTTGACTTGATAACTCCATAATCCCAGATGGAGTGTAACTTTTAGCTTCCCACCATGCCTGTGTAAAACCCTTAAAATCTTTTTGTTTAAGCATGTCGTTAGCATCTTTGTACCCATTAGGAAAACTCATAATCCTAGACTTATTAGGTTTTAAAATTCGTGCTACTTTACGGGCTGCTGCCTGTCCTGCTTTGTCATTATCAAAACATAAAACAACAGTTTCAAAACTTTCTACAAACTCTATACTTTCTCGTATATCTTTTAATGCACCTGCAGCACCACGTTTTAAACTAACCACCGCCCATTTACCTTGAAATAGTTCATCGACAGCCATGGCATCGCATTCACCCTCAGTAATAGTTAAATATTTACCACCGGTATTACGATACAGTTGCTCTCCAAACAAACCTGTGCCCTCGTAAGTACCATTCATGGTGAAGTTTTTATTTGCTGTATATCTAGTTTTTGTGCCTACCACTTCGTGGCCATTAAAAAATGGATAGATATGTTGTGTAATATTGCCTTGCGTATCTTTGACTGCACGAACTCCAAATTTCTTAGCAGTCTTTTCTGTTATACCTCTGTCCGTCAAGGCAGTATACGAACCGGTATATGAATTTAAAAATGTGTTTGTAGGTTCATTGACTTGCATGACCTCACCCTCCGTCACATCATAATAATTTTTAAAAAAAGAAGAGCAACTAAAACAATAAGCTGAATTATCTGCATTTAAAGATACAGGGTCAGACCCGCCACATTTAGGACAGGGTAGTTTGTGTTTAACAAACTTACTTTTGTCTTGTTGCTCACTCAATATTACTAGGTTTCATCTCCAGTCACCTCGTCTGAGTCAGGCTCAGGTGTTGGTACTGGCGGATTCTCTTCATCAACTTCAGGCAGACCAGCAATATTTCTGCGTATCCTTCGTGAAAAAGCTTCTATAGATGCCTCGGTTTCCTCTAAGTCTAAAACCTGTTGTACTCTTTTGGTGTTCAATCTAAGTAGTCTTCCAAAAAGTAACTGTCCTCTTTCATCTAAATCTTCTCTGAAAACATTAACACCATCAATAACCAGAAAGGGTCTTGATTCTTGCTGTGTTTGTTCTTCAGTTTCTTGTTGCGACACTGGACCACCTTCACTAAATTTAGTTCTAGGTTTTGTCCACTTTAATTTTAATCGACTAAATCTCATTTAAAATTCCTCACTATCGTCTAATAATTCTTGACCATCTGCATTAGCATAAGGCACTAAATCTACTACCTGTACCGCTTGTAAATCTAAACCTTGATAAGGTCCATATCTACCCTCGCCACTGTACTCTTTATATTGGACTTTTACTTTAGAACCATTACCAACTGCTACGTTGATTTCGTTCTTTTCAGCATCCATTAACTTCGGAGCAGGTCTTACCATATTGTTCGGCCCATTAACTTTACGTTTAATGACCAACGCAGGTCCTTCATCGTGTTGTTTAATTTTATGACCACGACCAGCAAAGTCATCTGCTGTCGCTTGGTCTACGATTAAATCAACTGTATACACCGGTTCAAACTTAGTATTCGGTGTCGTAATACTCGCCCATTTTACTGAGCCCTCTAATATTGCCATGATATACCTCCTTTAAGCAAAATTAAGTTAGTGAGAGTTGTGAGCATACTACTCTCGAAGTACTGGTAGAAACCAAACCGGACCGCTAATGGAGATAGAGGGCTTATGATTCGGTTGCTCAGACGGCCATATCTTTCCTCCATTTTTGCCTTCATTTATGTCTTCTTTGAATGTCTTTTAACCATTTCGCCCCTTCTCTTTCTGCATCGAGAAAGGCTGCTCTGGTTACTAATAAGGGTATAATAATGCTGCAATGAACCACGAAGGAAATAAAACCATTATATCCATACCAACCCATGTAATATGTAGCAACTAGACCAAAGAAAAAACTCCACATAGTAAAAAGAACAAGAGTAAAATAGCCTTGAATTGAAGGGTCTGGAATATATTTTAACGGGTTATATCTATTATCCATGACTAACTTCCAACAATTATCAATAAAATAAATGGCTTGTAATATTTTACGTTTCATCCTTGTCCTCTATATTTTTTATAACTTCTACGAAAGTGTTTGTTCATTGTTGATGTGCCTAAATTACCTCTGCCTTGTGCTGTCTTTTTTCCATTTACACCCGCCACCGGTTCATGGGCTGTAGTAAATTGATTTTTAGATTTTTTCGGCATTATAGTTTTAGTTTTTGTTTGAGTTCCTCGTAACTACTTATGTCGGGGTGTTTTTTTAATTGCTTCAGTACCCACTTATCGCACATAAATGATAAAGTTGTGCCCGTTATACCCTTGATGTGAGTTTCTTGGGGCATGTGTTCAGTAATATTTGCCATTGTTATTTTGTTACCTTCTTCCTCTGTCAATAAACCTCGCAACCATTCTAACTGTATTGGTTTTATTAGCTTTCTAAGTTTTTTTATTTTCTTTTGGTTCAATCGTCAGTATCTCTGCATTAATTAATTCTTCGACAAAACGTTTAGCATTATCGAGTATGACAGACTCCACCTCGTAATAGGAATCTGCCTCAACAGTTTTAGTTAAAACATTACCAAGCCTAATAGTAAACCGACTAGCCACTTTGTGCCATGAACTCTAAATCTTGGGAAGACATTGCATCAAAACATTTACTCTCATAAAAGCTTATCATTGCTCTTATGACCATAAGTTCGGAAACGTTTGTTTCCACCGACATCAATTCATCAGTAACATAATTTACACAATCATCAAGTAAATCAGGTCTAGCTTGTAAACCCCACTCACGACAAACTGTATTGTTTATCATCTGGGTTATTTCATCATTTATAATATGTGACATTTCACTCCTTTTCTAATTTTTCTAATATAGTTATTTTATATTTACCTTTGGCGACCCAATCAACCAAATACGCAATAGTCTTATCAGGATTACGATTATTCCACTTATGCACAAAACTGCTAAAGTTTTCAAAATCTCGCTGATTTAATTCGCTATTGTGATATGCTTTTTTAATTGTCTCCATAGGTGATTTCATTATTACACAGTTTAGACCAACTGCAATACTTTTGTCAAAAATAACTGTATATTTATACAGAAGTCCCTAGACAATATTAACACTTAATGGAGTGTGCTGTCGCACAGAATTTATACTATCTAGGGAACAATATGATATTAAACTTTAATTCGTATGGGTATTGTACAGTTAGTCACATCATTGTCAAGAGCAAATGACCGCAAGTAATTACGCATAGCTCTTTGCATAGTGCCACTGACTGAGGGTTCATAAGTTAAATTTGTTAATTCACCATCAACGACATCATAAGTCATACGGAAAAAGACCTCCTTGGTAATCCGTACTCTAGTTATGTAACTATCTAAATCAGCAGATGGTCGAGGACAAGGGACTCTCACAACCTCCTCCTCAACTGGTAGAAGCCCAACTTCTTCTACTTCTGCTTCCTCCACCGCTTGATTAGAAGTTTTATATTTAGCAAACATATTTTCATAAGATAATTCTGTCACTTCCTCCGGTTCTGAAATTACTGCAACACTTTGTTTTGTCTCTTGTTGATACAATAAAAACTGTGTTTCCAAACTTTGTAATGCAGACATTAGTTCTTGATTTTGTAATTCTTGTAATCTAAGTTCATCTTCTAAAGCTGATAAACCTAAGTTTATATTGCGTAAGTTTTTATTATCTTTACTTGATAAATAAGCTGAGGTCTCCGCCAACTTCTCTTCTTGCGTAAAAATTCTAGTTTCTAATCTAACAAGTTCAGCGTTTACACTTCTGAAATCTTGAATAAAGCCTTGGGTAAAGGCCAACATACATGTTGCTAAAAATACAATAACAACGACAACGATAACTCTATAAATCATAATACCTCCTATCTAATCCAACATTTATAGCCCGTACAATCTTTTAAATTTTCGCCACAGTAATAGCAATAGCCTTGAGCTTCAGCCTCCTTACGGGCAAGTTCACTATCACGATAGCTTTCTTGTTCTGCTTGTAAATCTTCTTCAGTCATTTTTGTTCTCATAATAGTAAACTAGTAAAGCAACACTACAAGCCATAATCAATAAAAAAACAATTAAGACTTCTTGCATCGCATTTTCCGCCTGTGGTCTTTATATTGTTGCACTAACAATCCTTTATTTTGCTCGACATAATCAACAAAATCTAAACGTTTCTCTGCCGGATTATAAAATTTATAATTATTTACCTCGTTACAATATAAATTATATCGACCATAAATAAATAAATCTATCTTTCTAGTAGTCATTGTCTATAAATTTATAAGCCATCTCGACAATAATCTTTTTGTTAGCGTCATCAAGCCGGCTCGAAAAACAAGACAAAACAAACTCTTCGTCTTTATCATTAATCACAGTAATGTCCAAGCCACTTCTATGTTCATCAATAGTTATCTTTTGTACTCCATGCAAATTTAATTCATTTAACATACAGTAGCCTTAACAATTTCTATTTCTTTAACCGCTAAACATGCTTTACAGATATGCACATCTAAGTCTGTATTTAATTCAGTTTCAGTATGTGCTGAACAATTATTACAAAATGAACAGTCGTCATAGTCCGCAACAATCCAATTAGTCTGTGCCTGTAACTTGGCTAAACTTTTAACTTTTAATCTTTTCATACTTTTGCTCCTTTTGCCTTGCCCTTTGTTTATTGTCATGCACAACAAGCGTGGACTGCCATGCAAAAAAACCCATAATAGTAAGTAATATTACACCCCAAATAAAACCAAAGATATTCATAAATACTCTCCCCACTTAGTTTCTTTATCATAAAATAAAGTCTCATGGGTATAGCGAGGAATATTTACTTTGCCTCTATCTACTAGCTTACCCTGTTCAAAAAAATACTTACCATTATAATCCAAAATACTATCCTCAACTGCTGGATACTTAGCTACTGTTTCTTTTGTACACACCCAAGACAAAGAAAGTTTTATTAAGTCTTGGGGGTGGTCTAGCTGTGCAATAACATGAGCTAAAATAGTATCCTCTGTTTGAAGGTGTTCGTCTGCCATTTTAATTATAAAAAATTCTTGGCCTTTAGTCTCGTAAGTAGCTATAACATCTAATTTAACTGTCATAATATTTCTCCTGTTATTCTAGTCTTCATTAACCCACTCCTCATATTCTGTTTCTGCTTCTAGTTCGTCTAGATGAGATTCAATTCTTTTTTCTATATGGTAAGGGATATCTACAATATCTTCCGTAGCTCCGTCCTCATAATAGATTACTAATTTATAGCCAGTTATTTTCATAATATCTCCAAAGTTAAATGGCT